GCCCGCGCAGGGCAGGCAGCCACAAAAGCTGAGCAGGCAGCCTTGGCTCGCATGGAAGGGGAGGGCGGGGGTACCGCTATTTCTAGAGTTGCTAGTCGGCCTCGATCTGGGCCGCGTGACCTTGACGAAGCACGCATGGCAGGCGAAGGTGGGCCTAACTTTAAACGCGGTGGCAAAGTAAGCTCTGCATCGCGTCGCGGGGACGGCATTGCCAAAAAAGGCAAAACCAAAGGGCGGATGATCTGATGCGCCCGAGCCGTGGCATGGGGGCCATTAACCCCAACAAGATGCCCAAAGCCAAGAAGATTGTCCGAAAGGATCATCCTCAGGATGTGGATGTGTATGCCACGGGGGGCCGCGTATCAAAAGTCAACGAAGCAGGTAACTACACCAAGCCCGGCATGCGGAAGGCGCTGTTTGAGAAGATCAAAGGGCAAGCGACGCAAGGCACCGCAGCGGGGCAGTGGAGTGCTCGCAAAGCACAGATGCTGGCCAAGCAATACAAGGCCAAGGGTGGGGGCTATAAAGGATGAAAGCCCCGCAACAGTCGCTTAAAGATTGGACTGCGCAGAAGTGGCGCACCAAGTCCGGCAAGCCGTCGTCAAAAACAGGCGAACGGTATTTGCCAGAAGCTGCGATTAAATCGCTTACTCCGCAAGAGTACGCGGCGACCACAAAGGCAAAACGAGCGGGTAAAAAACAGGGCCAGCAGTTTGTAGCTCAGCCCAAACAGATTGCCAAGAAAACGGCGAGGTTTCGGTAAATAATTATGACCACATCCGGCACAACCGCGTTCAACTTAGAATTTACTGAGATCGCTGAGGAGGCGTGGGAGCGTGCTGGGCGTGAGATGCGTAGCGGGTATGATCTGCGCACTGCGCGCAGGTCGATGAATTTGCTGACAATTGAGTGGCAAAATCGGGGCATCAATATGTGGACCATCGAGCAGGGCACGCAAGTGCTTACGCCCGGTACAGCCACATACCCACTTCCCGCCGACACTATTGATTTGCTCGACCATGTAGTGCGCACAGGCGCCAGCACGACGCAGGCTGATCTGGCTATATCTCGGATTAGCGTCTCTACCTACGCTACCATCCCCAACAAAAACGTGCAGGGGCGTCCGATTCAGCTTTACGTGCAGCGCTTGCGCGATGCCCCCGAAGTCACGGTATGGCCGGTGCCTGATACTACTCAGACCTATACATTGGTGTACTGGCGGATGCGGCGCATTCAAGACGCAGGCAGTGGGGTAGAGACTCCTGACGTTCAGTTTCGTTTCCTGCCGTGCCTCGTGGCAGGGCTGGCGTATTACTTGGCGCAGAAAGACCCGGCGCTGGCGGATCGCATTCAGATGTTGAAAGCCGCTTACGATGAGCAGTTTGATTTGGCTGCGTCCGAAGATCGGGAAAAGGCCTCTGTTCGCTTCGTACCAAGAATGTTTCGGTCGAGGTAGTCATGAGCAATCCGTTCGCCGCAGGCAAAAAAGCGTTTGGGTTTTGCGACGTGTGCGGGTTTCGGTATGCCCTGCCCAAGCTTAAAGAGCTTATCGTTCGTACCAAGAAAACTAACGTATTGGCGTGCCCGGAATGTTGGAGCATAGACCATCCGCAGAATATGCAGGGTATGTACCCTGTAAGTGACCCGCAGGCATTGCGTAGGCCACGGCCCGATCAATCTTTGGTCTATACTTCAGCACAGAACGGCTCCCGAGATATTCAGTGGGGCTGGGCTCCCGTAGGCGGAGCCGCAGCAAACGCAGCAGGGCTAACGCCCAATTACCTGCATGCAGTTGGGTCAATAGGGCAAGTAACTGTCACGGTTTAGGAGATCGCAAATGGGCGTTAGAAATATTGCAAAAGAAGAAGCGGGCAAGGCGGTTAAAGCTCATGAAAAATCCATGCACGGCAAGGGCTATGCCAAAGGCGGCGTGACTAGCTTGCAACGCAAGCAGCTTGGGCGCGGGCTGGCTAAGGTAGCCAACCAAAAAAAATCGTCATTCACGTATAAAGGCCAGAAGACCAATGTTTAGCCACAAGGTAAAAGGCAAAGAGATAGGCCCAGCCTCAACTTATGCGGAGCCGCACACCATGACCGGTAAAAAAGTTACGCCTGCCGTTGCAGGCAAAGAAGTGCCGTTCGCACAAAAGAAAAACTGGGAGCCGATGGACGGCGTATCCCTTACGCGCAATGACGAAGTAAAAACTTCTGGCGTTAAAATTCGCGGTACTGGCGCAGCTACCAAGGGCGTAATGGCCCGTGGGCCGATGGCATGAACTATTCTGACCTTACTACAAACATTCAAGACATTTGTGAAAATACTTTCACAAGTGCGCAACTTGCTATGTTTGTGCAACAGGCAGAACAAAAAATTTACAATACCGTGCAGTTTCCCGCTTTGCGGGAGACAGCTACAGGTGCGCTAACCCCCAGCAGCCCCTACTTCTCAACCCCAGCAGACTTTTTGTACGCGTACTCGTTGGCAGTTATAGACGGTACTGGAGCGTTTCATTTTCTGCTGAACAAAGACGTAAACTTCATCCGCGAAGCATATCCGTCGCCTACCAGTACAGGGCTGCCTAAGCACTACGCATACTTTGACGAGACCTCGCTCATTCTCGGGCCTACCCCCGGCATCGCTTATGTGACTGAGTTGCAGTACGGACGTTATCCGCAATCTATTGTAACGGCGGGCACTACATGGCTTGGAGACGAGTTTGATTCAGCGTTGCTCAATGGGGCCTTGGTAGAAGCGATCCGTTTCATGAAGGGCGAGCAGGATATGGTACAGATGTACCAGACGCTGTATGTGCAGGCTATTGGCTTGCTTAAGAATTTGGGCGACGGTAAGCTGCGGCAAGACGCCTATCGCTCCGGGCAGTTTAGAGAAAAGGTAAGCTGAGATGGCTATCGAGCAGGGCATGTGTTCGTCGTTCAAGCAACAAATCTTGCTGGGCGAGCATGACTTGGACACCGACGTTCTCAAAATCGCCCTGTATACGGGCGCGGCGGACCTAAGCGCGGCCACAACGGTATATACCTCGACTGGGGAAGTAGGGGCTTCTGGGTATGTGGCGGGCGGCGAGATTCTCGCTGGGGCTACCGTAACTTTGGACGGTACTACAGCCGTGGTTGGGTTTAGCGATATTAGTTGGACGTCGGCGCTTACGGCACGCGGGGCGCTGATCTACAATAGCAGCAAGAGCGACAAAGCAATTGCGGTGCTTGATTTTGGGTCGGATAAAACTAGCACTTCAGTGTTCACCGTTAATTTTCCTGTTGCGGCGGCAGGATCAGCAATTGTTCAGGTAGCGTAAAAGGACAAAAATGGCAACTTCATACACATCGTTGCTTGGCCTAGCTCTTCCGGTTACTGGCGAGCTGGCGGGTACTTGGGGCGACACGGTAAACAACTCTATTACCTCGCTGCTTGATACCGCGATTGCCGGCACAACGACGCTATCAACTGATGCCGACGTCACGTTGAGCACTACTACAGGCGCTTCAAACCAAGCTCGTCAAGCTATCCTGTTGTGCTCGGGCGCTCGCACCGCCCAGCGTACTATCACAGCCCCGGCGCAGTCCAAAATCTATGCCGTGGTGAATAACACCACAGGCGGATTCGCTGTGAAGATTGTGGGTGTTGGCCCCACCACAGGCGTGACCGTGGCGAACGGCAAGACCGCCGTAGTTGTATGGAATGGCTCGGACTTCGTTGAAGTGGCACCTGCGACTGCCACTAACTTGGCGGGCGGCTTGGCCGGTTCCTTGCCGTATCAAACAGGTGCGGGGGCCACTGCATTCCTTGGGATTGGCACGGCCAACTACGTGCTGACATCCACAGGCACCGCGCCTACATGGACGCTGAATACTGGCACTGGCAACGTAGTGCGTGCTACCAGCCCCACAATCGCTACGCCGACATTCACCACCTCGGCTATCTTCCCGCTGCATATTGGTGGTACAGGCACGACCAGCACGCTCATCCTGCGCTCGACTTCAGGCGCAGGAACCACGGGCGCCGACATTATCTTCCAGACCGGCAATAACGGCGCAACGGAAGCGATGCGGGT